GTTCAGGTAATATCTTTTTAGAGTCTCCATGATACATTTTGACGTTATCGTATTTTTTAAATTGTTCTACATTGTAATTATACCATTTGTCAGACAATTCTATAGAATGAATATTTTCATAATTATTTAATACATTTTTTATCCCATCGCCTAAATATGTTCCCGTTTCTATATAATGAGTTGTTTTTACATTATTAGTTAAAGTATAAAATTCATTAGTTAAATTTGGCATAATTAAGTATATATATAACAATTATATATATCTTTATATGATATATTAGACGAATATAGAACTTCTTCATTTTAGGTTGGTATAACAGAGAGATGGGTCATACATGATTCTTATACATTAATGTTGTATATTTAGGGATATCTATATTATAATAGTCCTTGCTCGCATATTTATTATTTTTTATCCATATCCTCGCGATATAGTATAATTTCTTAGGACTTATAGATACACCATTGATATTATTGGTTACATCGTCGGTAGTCCCAATGTTTTCTCCTAAAATATTTGCGCATAACTCAAAGAATTTATTTTCAAAATCCTCTGGAGATATTTTGAATGATAGGCATCCTCCGTTAATATTTAGATTATCCTCATATCTCGGTATAATATCTGCGCGCATTATAAAAAACATGCCCTTCTTAAATAGCTCTTTATAGCCTTTAAAATAGTGAACATAATCCTTAACAGTTGATATCTGCCCCAACATCTTGTAACTTTTATCATCCCAATTTATATCGTAGGGATCGTGAAAATATATAGTCCAACAATCATTTAGAAATACATCATTATTACAGTCATTCATTATATCAAATATAAGCTAATAATTCTTATATATTAGGCTTTCATATCTAAACGAAAATATATGTATTTAGGATTTTTATACATTATATTATATTTATCTCGCAGTTCATTATCATCTATATATTCAAAGCCTTCTAAAAAATTATGATAATAATCTCCTGTAACAGTAATAGCATCATTGCAACAAATCAATATATCTAATAAAATGGGGTTATTCAAGGGTCTTGAAATATAGTCCTTACCCGTTGTATTTGCATTATTATCATAATACATATTATAATCCTTTATGAGTATTACGTGGCTATATCTAAAGTTAGAATACAAGTAATTATTTATAGTGTAAAAACAGTTTTTATATAAGATATTATAATAATCCAAATATGCAAAATAATTTATTTCTAAACCATCTATTTTACTCTTGACCCTATCTAATTTATTCTCAATCCTACGTATATCTCTCTCATATAAATCCGCAACATAATTCATCACAATTTCCATTAAATCGCGAGTTAATAGATCTAAATAATTTTTCATATTATGTTATAATAGCTAAATAATATTATATATTATATATTCTTTATTCTTTATCATAGAATAATAATGAATTTGGTATAATAGCTTGAATTTATTGAATAACACACTAACAAATGCACTTTTCCGCAAATTATAATCCATAATCCCATGATAGCACAAGATTTCCAATATGTATTCTTTGTTATAACAAGGCGCCTTCTGCGTATAAACTCAGTAAAAACTATAATGTGGCTGAAATAACCGAATGTTAAGATTACTATAGCGGATGCAAAGTTTTTCTCTTCGAGAACTAACAATAGATGTCCCCACCAATACCCTATATATCTAAATAAAATGTGGAATATGAGTTGGTAGTCATACTTGTTAATTTTGAAACACATATCTCCGAGTAGAAAAAGAGTAGTCATTGAGAATAGCAATGGTATACACATATTTGCCGATAGTACACTATGGCTTTCTGGATACGATGTAGTGATTATCATACATATTATATAATTTATTGCACATAACTTGTCTAATCTATGAAATAATGATCCGCTTCTTGCGTCAGACCAAAAAATAAGCGAAGAAAGACACGAACATGCTAATATAACAATTAGAGATTTCTGACCTATCCCAATTTCATACTGGATCCACTTAAATATACCATGCGTTAGAGGTATTATCATCCATAGCGATGTTATACCAAGTATTAGCTTATTTTTTTTAGGTAAATTGCTAACATCTGTTCTACCTACAGGAGTCATAATTATACAATTATATCATTTATAATTTATATACAATTATTATTATATTATTATTAGATAATATGGCAGCAAAAAAGGGTTTCTTAGGAATCTTTGGACTTGCCTATGATATTTTTTTACTTATTTCAATAATATTCCTTATATTATCAGCAATTGTTTCAATGGCTTTTTATTATGAGGTATTCCAAAATTAAAAAACGAGTACATAATTGAAAAAGTTTTGGAAATTTCAAAAAGTTTTTAAAAGTTCAAAGAAAAATAAATTATGTACTCGTTTTTCATTCTATATATATGGAGTTCTTATATTTTTATAAAATGATAAATCTATACTATCAGTCTGTTCGTTTAAAATGTAATTTATAGGACACCCAATGTTTTCTAAGCTCTTTTTAATAAAATAGCTGTTGGACTTAATAATTTTAGAAAATTCAGAAAGATAATTATATGGAAATAGGTAGAAATTATCGCATATATAATCAGGGTCCTCAGAGATACTTACAATATTAAACTTATCAAGCTGAATGTTGCTGTTTGCAAAATCCCTTTTAAACAATAGATCAAAGCGAGTTATCATTATTAAATCATATTCTCTACCTTCAGTTAGACATAGATTTACAACATCATCTATTTTAATATTCTTAGACAGTTGTATATCTTCGCCATCTTCTATAAAATTGCATTTTACCGGCTTATATTTATTTAATAAATCATCTCTGTATTTCTCCGGTAAGACATTAGTACTAATATAGACATCTATATCATAACCCAAATTTTTAAAGTATTCAAAAATATATATCTGGTAATTTTCGTAACTATTGTTGTAATCTACTGAATATAATGTGCCATATTGCCAATGTCTATTTATTTCTAATGAAATTCCCGATAATAATAATGCCAATTTCATAATTAAATATTAATTTGCATTAATTTCTTATATTATTTGATAGAATATATATTTTATTATATTAGAATGAATAAAAATAAAGATTGTCCGTCGGGCAAAGAGCTTAACCCAAAGACAGGCAGATGTATCAATAAATGCAAACAAGACGAGGTAAGAAATCTCGATACAGGGCGCTGTATAAAGATTAAATTAAAGCTAAAATCTAAAGATTGTCCTTCAGGCAAAGAGCTTAACCTCAAGACAGGCAGATGTATCAATAAATGCAAGGATGGCGAAGTAAGAAATACGAAGACTGGTAAATGTCTAAAGATTAAACCGAAACTAAAATCTAAAGATTGTCCTTCAGGCAAAGAGCTTAATCCTAAGACAGGCAGATGTATCAATAAGTGCAAGGATGGCGAAGTAAGAAATACGAAGACCGGTAAATGCATTAAGATAAGAATAAAGAAGGATAGCGATAAACTATCAATCAATAAAATGATATCAGATTTAGAATTACCTCCCGAATCCACAAAAACATCGTCGTCTATTTACATAGATAGTCCTATACTGACTAATCAATACACTCTATATAACAGAATGAAGCTTTATAAAAAAGCCAAGTATTCTTTAAATCAAATAAGTAATAAAGAGTGTCTTAAAAATATTAAGATAAATGGCCAGAAGTTAATGACTCTTTCTAACAAACTATTCTTAGATAAAAGAATTGGCTCTAAGAGTGTCTATGGAGCTATTTATTTATCGAGTATTCGTAATATCCCAGATCTATTATTAGTATCAAAGGTTAATAGTAGAAACAAAAGCAATTTAAAAGAAGTAACTATCATGAATGATTTAACAGATAATTTACTATTAACATATAAATCTAAACATTTCCCTCTTATCTATAGTAGCCATGTATGCAATGAAAAATCGGAAGTCAATCGCGCGTCTCTTGTAAGTGTAAACGAGCTATGTAATGGTGACTTGAAAATGTTATTAGAAGATAAATCCAACTATCCTTTTAGTGAAAAGACCCTATATAATATGCTGTTTCAAATATTTATATCAATAGCCACATACCAAGAATATTCTAAGAATATTCACAACGATTGCCATTATGGAAATATCTTATATCAAACAAATACTGAAAAAGGCTACTATAAATATACTTATAATAATACATTTAATTTCTATTTAGAATCGTGTCCTTATAATATGATGTTATACGATTTTGGATTAGCACAAAAACCTTATTGGTTCGAATATAGCGCGTTTTTTAAAGATTTTTACAGAATAATACATGCGTTTATACCTGAAAAATATGGAGGATGGAATTTATATCTTCAAAAATCAGAGTTTGTTGATAATGTGATTATGATAAAAAATACTATTCGTAAAATGTTAGAAGAAAGAAAGCCGTATTCGTTTAATATAATATTGATCGAATTGTTGCCCTATATGAAAGATATCTGTAAAACTAACAAAGACCCCAATGATGTAATATTAAACACCAAATCATTCGTAATCGGCTAATTTTTATGTTATTGCATCTCCTAAAACACCAATGCCCGATACGGCTGCTACTGGTTTATAAAGTATTGATAGTATACTCCAGAATAATGCAATAGCTATTGTAATAAACCCTATAACTATCATTGAGACGCCAATATAATAATAACTATTGTCTACAGTAAAATCGTCAGGATTCGCCGGATCATAACTAACATTTACTGGTTGATTATCATTTACAATGCGATTTGTTTGATACCCCTTTTTATATTCAACGCCTTTAACCATATATACAATATCTGCTGTACAATTAACAATTGTTTTCTTGTTTTTATTGATGTCTTCTATGATTTCATTCTCGCACTTGACGTTTGTATATTTTCCTATAACATTCTTGGTCTTATTTGAGTTACTATTTTTAAGCCAGAACCCTATATATATGATAAATGCACAAATTATAATTATAATAATTGTAAAAAATATATTGTAAATTATACCTATAGTCGCCGTAGTATCATAAATAGGCTTAAGAACGTCTTTATTCGAATCCAAATCCTTCAATACGGTACCTACAAAACCTTGTTGGTATGCTGAAGGCATGCCTTCCTGCATATTTATGTTTCCACCTTTTTTTCTCATAATTTATATATTATCTCTAATATATTAAAAATATTTATTATATATTAGATAATGGCTTTAGAATCTTTAGATAATATATCAGTATTTAGCATAGTTATAATCGGTCTATACTTAACAATAGCATGTGCGATGGTACCTTTTACAGTTATGGGTGAAAAAGTGCGAAACACTATTATAGCAAATCCGTATTTTCAACACATATTAACTTTTTCGTTGATATTCTTTTTAATTGTTTTATTGAATAAAATTCCTCCTTCAATTCCGCTACAAGGATTACAATCTATTATAAATAGCCCCAGAGGCGAATTATTGAATTTATTCGGAATTTCAATATTAATGTACGCGCTATTTATTATGTCTTCTCGGGCATCTCTAATGTTTACTTCAGTAATACTATTACTACTTGTTGTATTATTCATATTAAATACAATGGCTTCTAAGAAAAAAGAGGAAAACAACGAAGAAGAGTATAAAAAATACAAGTTATCTCAGAATATACTATTTATATTAATAATAATTTTATGTACTACTGGTTCCATCATATATATCACAGATAAGTACAACACTTATGGTGATAAATTTGGCTTGCTACCATTTATATTTGAAAACTCCAAATTTAACAGAGAAAACTCTAAAACCGCAATGAAAACTGTTTTTACAAAAACCTCTAAGAAAACTCGATAATAATAAAAAATATCTTAATATATTAGATATTATATATTAGATATTAGATACGAATATGGCATTAGAAGCATTGGATAACATAGCTGAATTGGGTGTTCCTTTATTTGCGTTATATCTTTTGATTTTCTGTAATTTTTCTAAAGAAACATTGGGTTGCAAGTTGCAATATGCATTAAATGAAAATATGTATTTCAAACATTTGATGACCTTTTTACTATTGTTCTTTTTAGTTATACTAACTGATCCTAAAAATGCCGACAAAGATCTATTAACATCTT